CCCGCCGCCAAGGAGCTGAACGAGATGGACCTGCCGTTCCCCGCTTATATGCAGCTGTTCACCCTTGTGATCAGCGCCGCCACCGGTGAAAAGCCGGAGGTTGTGGAGCAGCGATTTCAGGACCCCGCCGAATGACCCGCAGCCGCTGTACGACGCCGCATTTGACGCCGTGCTGATCGAGCAGAGCCTGGCCACGCAGTACGGCATTCTGCCCGCAGCGCAGGCGGAGCTGCCCTACCCCGAATGGGCAAAGCTGGTGGGCGGCCTGATGGACAACACCCCGCTGGGCCGTGTTGTTGCAGTGCGGGCCGAAACCGACCGCAAGAAACTGGCCGCCATGGGGCCGTGGGCCCAGCGCATCCACCAGCAATGGCAGGCACACCTTGCCCGCCGGGCCCTGGAAACTACGCCGCCCGCAGCCCTGCGCCGCCAGATGGACGGCCTGGAAGCAGCCATGGCAAAACTGTTTGGAGGTGAACCCTAATGCCGGAGGGAACCAGTGTCGGCACGATCTATTTTGACCTGGCCTTAAAGGATACCATCAACGCCCAACTGCAGGCGGCTGCAGCCCGCACCAAAGCCCAGGTGCAGCACGCCTTTGACGGCGTTGGGGACCAGATCCAGAAAAGCATTTCCGCCACCGGCACCCAGGCCGCCCAGGCCGCCGGTGCCGCCTGGAGCAAGAGTGTGGCGTTGGCGCAGCTCAGCCTGAACAAAGCTGTCCGCGCCTTTGAGGAAAGCAAAAACCAGCTCAACGCCGCCATGGCGCAGGTAAAACTGGGCGAGGAAGCTCCCAAAAGCGTTGACGCCCTTGCCCGGCGCGTGGACCAGCGATATGCCGCCATTGAGGATGCCCGCCAGCGACTTGCCATTCAGGTGCAGGCTGCCGCCCAGCGCCAGGCCGCTGCCGAACAACGCGCTTATGATAAAGCTGCCAAGGCAGCGGAACAGGCCGCGGTACGCCAACAGGCCGCCGCGCGCCAGGATAACACCACAAATGCTCCGCCCGCCAAAAAGTTTTCGCTTCTCAGCGGTTTTGCCAACCTGGCAAAGTCCGGCGCAGGGCTGCTCCGCCCGCTTGGCGGCAAGCTCCGTTCCCTTCTTTCTGCCAGTTTGGGGCGGGTTTCTGCTGTCGGCAACCAGGCCCTGGGCGGGCTGGTCTCTCGCCTTACCCAGGTTGACCGCCGGTTTGCCAGCGCTTCCACCGGTTGCCGCAGCTTTACGGCCCGCCTGCGCGGCATTGTCTCCGGTGCGCTGATCTTCAACGGTATTTCGGCGGGGCTGCGGCAGGTGGTCAGCTACCTGGGCAGTGCCGCCCTTACCAGTGGTCAGCTGAAAACTGCCCTGGGCAACCTGCAGGGTGCCGCTGCCACAGCCGCTGCACCGCTGGTGCAGGTTTTGACTCCCGCCCTGGCTGCCCTGGCCAATGCCGCCGCGGCGGTGTTTGCCTGCCTGGCCAAGATCATTGCCCTGTTCACCGGCAAAAGCGTTTCCGCCGCACGCACCGCAGCAAAAAGCATGGCAGGAGTGGGCAGCGCGGCATCCGGCACTTCCAAAAAGGTGCAGGACGCCGCCAAGAGCCTTGCCGGTTTTGATGAGATCGAACGACTGGACAAACCTGATAGCTCTTCCGGCTCCGGCGGCATTACCCCAAATTACAGCTATGACGGCACAAGCCCGGTTCTGGACTCCATTCTGGAAGCAGTCAAAGCGGGCAACTGGAACCAGGTCGGGCAGCTTGTGGCCCAAAAGCTCAACACAGCCATGGCGGCTATCCCCTGGCCCAGCGTCCAGAATAAAGCCCAGACCTGGGCCGCAACCATTGCCAGTACCCTCAACGGTTTTATTGCCCGGCTGGACTGGCGGCTGGTTGGCTCCACCATTGCGCAGGGGCTGAACACCGCCCTGCTGTTTGTGGATACCTTTGTTCAGCACTTCCATTGGAACACCCTGGGCAACGGCATTGGCAACGCGCTGAACCAGTGCTTTGCGGAGCTGGATTGGGAAAGCCTGGGCCGCGTGCTGACCGACAAACTGAAAGTCCTGCTGGAAACCCTGCACGGCTTTGTGCAGACCTTTGATTTTGGCGCCTTTGGCAGTGACCTTGCCAAAGCCGCCATGGCCGGCATCAACAACGTGGACTGGGTACAGGCCGCCGGGGATCTGAGCACCGCGGCCAAGGGCATCCTGGACGGGCTGACCAACCTGCTGCGCGGCATTGACTGGGCGCAGGTGGGGCAGACCGCACTGGAATGCCTGCAGAACATTGACTGGGCAAGCATTGTGGAAAGTTTGTTCACCCTGATCGGCACCTTCATCGGCAGCATGGTTGAGCTGCTGGCCCCCACCTTTGCCAGCGTGGGGAACTGGATCAGCTCCCACTTTACCGATATCGGCCAAAACGGCATCCAGGGCTTTTTGAACGGAATGATCAGCCTGCTGGCTGACATCGGCAGCTGGATCCAGCAGCACATGATCGACCCGCTGGTCAACGCTGTCAAAAACATGCTGGGCATCCACTCCCCTTCCACGGTGTTTGCCGATATCGGGCGCAACCTGGTGCTTGGCCTGCTGAACGGCGTTTCCGGCATCTGGGGCCAGATCACGGATTTCTTTTCCCGCAGGCTGGATGATGTCCGGCAGAAGTTTGCCGATACCTGGCAGGCTGTCAACAGCGGTGCCAACACGGCATGGAACGGCATTGCTTCCACCATCCGCAGCGCCGTGAACACTGCCATTGGCTTTATGAACCGCCTTCTTTCCGGTGCGGCCGCCATGGTCAACGGCATGATCGATGTGCTGAACCGCTTCAAGATCGATGTGCCGGAGGATGTGCCCCTGGTCGGCGGCACCAGCTTTGGCTTTGCGCTGGATCATGTCAGCGCGCCGCAGATCCCCATGCTGGCCCGGGGCGGCGTGATCCGCCAGCCCACCCTTGCCATGATGGGTGAATACTCCGGCGCAGCATCCAACCCCGAGATTGCCGCACCGCAAAGTGTGCTGCATAACCTGCTGGCCAGCGCCATGGCCGACAACACCGACACCCTGCTTTCCGGCTTTGAGGAACTTCTGGCCGTGCTGCGGGAGATCCTGGAAGCCATTTATGGCATTGAGCTGACCGACGACGATATCGGCCATGCCGTGCAGCGCTGGCAGCGCAAACAGGCCATTGCAACAGGAGGCTTTTATTGATGCTTTGGACCAAAAGCAATGATTTTACCATTGACGGCTCCCCCATGCTGGGCACCGCCGAAGAGCAGGAACTCTCGTTTTCTGACCTGGATTCCAGCGATTCCGGCCGCGACGAAGCCGGGTTTATGCACCGGGAAGTGGTGCGGGAAAAGGTAGGTACCTGGAGCTTCCAGTATCCCATCCTGGACAAAGAGGACTACCACTACCTGCGCACCCTGCTGCAGGGCAAGCCCAGCTTTACCTTTGGTTACCTGGACGAGGACGGCATCCGCCATACCACAACCGCCTATTGCAGCAAATACGGCATCGTTGTCAAAAACCGCCGGACAGGAACGTTTAAGAATCTTAAGTTTAACATTATCGAATGCTGATTGAGAGTTCGGAGTTAGGAGGTAGGAGTTGGGAGTTAAAACGGGCCTAAGGTCCGGCATTGTAGGGAACGGTCTATCTCCGGCCTAAGAGCCGGGGCGTTGCCCCGGTTGGCCT